CAGCGCCGAGATCTCCGCGTCTCGGTGTGCGTTTGCTACCCACTTGAACCAAACCATGTAGTCCTCCGTCTGTGTTAGTGGCTGGGAGAGGTGGAGGTCACCAGTCTCTCCCAGCCGTAGATGATGCGACGAGCGGCGTATTCAGCCACCGCTCGCCGCGTTGATTAGAAGGGCAAGTCCTCAATGCTGGTCTCAGTGCGCTCAGGCTCACCGCTTGGCGCGGTCTGTGCGTTGACCCAGGCGATGCTGGGCTTGCGCTTGCAGAACTGGCCGTCGGTCTTGCCGCTGCACGCGTAGAACGCGTTGTACTCCTTACCCATCTTGCTCACGCCTGCCGGCTTCAACTGCCAAGCCGTGCGGTGCTCTGGGCATTCGCCCTCTGCGAAGAGCAGGGCAGCCGCGATGACTGGATCACTCGTAGAAACCGACGGCTGAGATACCCTCACAGAATCAACGGAGAGGGGTCTAGGAGCCACGGAGAGGCTCGCTCCTGTGCCTGACGCATAAAGAGACCGCCCCACACCGATCTGGGCTGCACAGCGGCGCAGAGCGTCGCTTGCTGCTGACTTGTATGGCTCGTCATCCTGAGCGCTGTTTGGGTAGCCAAAGTCCTGTCGGACGGTGGTCACGCCATCGATCACCGCGATCAGGGTGCCGTGTACGACCTTGGCGGCAGGGTCTGCCACCTTGACCTCGAACTGCCAGCCAGCCAGACCGAGCACATCGTCAAGGCGCTGAGCTACTGCTCGCGCATCGGCGTAGGTGAAGGTCATGCCGCCGCGCCCTGGGCGCTGCTTTAGGTCTGTGCCGGTAAAGGGTGCGGCCAGTGCCGCTGCGATTTGCTTACTCATTCTCTGGTCCTCCAATGGTCTCTACAGGTAGCAACTTTGCGGCTACCAGATTTAGTGAACTCGCCTTTGCAATATGTCCGCTCTCGAATACGGTTCCCTCCTTCACTTCAGTTGCCAGATAGAGATACTGGCTCTTATCCATCACTCCGAGCAGCCACGCGCGCTGGAACCGTGTAGCGCTGGGAGCGCCATTGCGATCCTCACCGAACGCGAGCTGCAAGTGAACGAATGCGTAATAGTCCACCGCTTGGTGGTCTCGGATGTAGTCAAAGACGCTCACCTCAACATCGTCGCCAGCCGGTCGGCTCCATGCCTTCGTCTTGACATCGACCTTGAGACCGCACACTTCGTAGTCGTGCGTCGTGCGATTGACTGGCAGGTAGGGCATCTTGCAATCGCGGAGCACCTGCTCAAAGACGGCCTGACCTAGCACGCCAGTCCAAGTCGTGTTGCCTGTCGCCTTCTCCTTGCGGAATCGCAAGCCATTGCTGGACTGCGCCTCTAGGAACATCTCCTCTGCGCGGATAATCAGCGCAGGTGTGATCGGAACCTCAATCACGCGTCACCGTCCTTGCCGTGAACGCGGAACACGCGCGCACCTGGCTTCTCTGAGGTGAAGCGCTTGATGGCTTCGCCGTAGGTGTCTGGCGCAACAGTGCGGAGGACATCCGCGATGCTCTCCCAGTCCACCTTCATGCTGCTCTTGTTGGTCTTCCAGGTGGCAAGCCAGCCCTGACCCTTCACGCCTTCACCGTCACCGATGGCTTCCTTGATGGCGATTGCCATCTCCTTGAGTGCAGCATCGGCAGCCTCTGCCTCAGCCTTCGCCTCAATGTAGAGACGCGCGATGTGATCGAGCTGCGGATCTGCCTTCGCGTAGGTGTTGCTTACCTGCGGCTTGACCTCCGCGAGTGTGTCGCTGTCGTTGCCGGTCAGTGGCGGTGGAGTCTTGGTCTTGACCAAGTCCAGGAACGCCACGGCCTTATCGAACAGCAGGGTCTGGTAGATCGGATCAGCCTCAACGCGCTCAATGCGGAACACCAAGCCAGAGAGCAGCACGGCAACATCGCAGTACGACGCGCCAGTGATGAAGAGCTGCCACTGCACCTGGTCAATATATTCAGGTGGCACTGGGTACAACTGCCAGCGGCTGCTGGTTGAGGTCTTGATCTCTACGAGACCGTCGGTGTCGCCAATGATGGTGCGGTCCAGCGAAGCCATCGCCCAAGGATGCTCCTTGAGGCGCACGATGCCATTCGACTTTCGCAGCTTCTTGCCAGTCTCCGCCGTGTAGTAGTCAGCGACTGCCTGCTCCAACAACTGCCCACGCTGGGCTGCTGCTCCTGCCTGCTGCTCACCGACCTGACCAGTCAACTCTGCCCAGAGTCGGTACGCCGTCTTGTATGGCGATGTGCCGTTGATGGCGGTGATACCGGTGGCAGTGATGCCGCCCTTCCGCATCTCGAACCACTCTGGGCTGCGCTGTGGCGCTGATACGAACTCGTAACGCTTGCTCACTGTGTGACCTCCTGTCGTGTCTTGTTGAGCGCTTTCTCTGCGGCGCGCAGTTTGCGCTTGGCTTCTGCAAGGCGCTCCTTGTCGCCGTTGCTGTAGATGTCTACGACCTTCTGCCAGTGGCTGACATTGCAGTCAGTGCACAGGCGCTCAATGAGCGACGGCTTGATCTCGGTGACCATCTGCCGCGCGCAGATCGTGCACTTCCACTTCTTCATCGGATCACCAGCTCGAACAGGATCACCGCGATAATCCACGCCGCCATCAATGCGACAGTGAACTTGGCGCGCTCTCGCGTCCGCTCTTGGCGCTCTAGGCGCTGGTACTCCGATGTGAAGTACGGCCGCACCACCATCTTGGGCGTGCTCTTACGATTGACTTTCACAGTGACCCTCCTACTACTAACACGATGTAGATGCACGCGATGAAGATCGCGTACCCAATACCGTCAATGATTGCTGAACGCATTAGCGCACCCACTTTCGCGCTTCAGCGCCAGCGGCGGCGAAGTCAAACGACGCTGCGGACTTGCCAGCGTAAAGATGGCTGACCTCCATCTCAAAGACATAGACGAGACGCTTCGCTGCACGCACTGCAACGAGCGGCTGTCCTGCCTGAATCATCATTGCGGCGTGATCCTTCTGTCGGTTGAGGCGATCCTGCGCCTTGGCAAGTGCGCGGCTCATTAGCGCACCGCCTTCAAGGTGATGTTGTTGTTGACGCACTTGACCTTGTAGATGATTGGGTTCATCTGGTAAGCGGTCACGCGAACCTTGCCAGTGAAGTTCTGGCCGTTCGATGAGCTGAATCGGAAGCCCTCACCCAGGAGGGTGATGACTGCTGCCGGATAGTTCTCGCGAACGATGCGGCTGACGATTGCCATTGCGATGTTGCCCTGCATTTTGACCTCCTATGTCAGTCCAACCGTCTGGCTGGTTTCCTCCTGACAAGGTCAGTATAGGGTCAACGGTTCGCGGCTGTCAACCGTGTTGCGCGGCTATTTTTTATGCAGAGTGAATAGCCCCTGGGTGGGGAGGGTCCACCCAGGGGAAGCCGCCTAGGACGGCTGCGACAAGTCCTCTAGAGCGAAGGCGATCAGGAGCCGTAGGCAGATGCCACACAGGAGCACCTGCTCAGACTCGACCTCCCAGACCCTGCTCTGTAGCTCACAGACCGAGCAAGTGCCGTAGGGGCGCTTGACTCGGACTGGCACGGTTAGTTGCGCTTGAGGCCGTATGCCCCATTGTCACGATCTAGGGCCTTCACGACGATACCCAGCCCTGAGGCGAGACCGGCGGAGACGATGGTGCGGAAGTCGCCACCCTGGATGTCCAAGAGTGGGATACCCAGACCGAGCGCCACGGAGATGCTGACCGTGAGGAAGGTGCGGACAAAGTCCAGCGCGATCTCATCGATCTGCGTGTTGGCGGCGACATACTTGATACCTGCAAAGATTCGGTTCATACCCTTTTCCTTTCTGGTGGCAGCGGCTGCTGCATTGATGACGGCGAGACCGTCTGCGGCGAGCGCGCCCCAGTCAGCCTTGCCGATCTGATCCAACTGCGCCTGTACAGCGTCAGGTGTCTTAGTACCCTTTGCCACCTTTCGTGGCTCTGCGTGGCTCCTAGGTGCCTCTACGGCGATTTTAGGAGCAGGTGCTGGAGCAGGTGCGACAGGCACGACTGGCGTAGTGGCAACTGGCGCGGCTGCTTGCGTGGGATTGTCCAGCGGCTTTGGCGCAGCAGCCTTGCCTGGGTGCGTGACGATGAGTAGGCACTTGTAGTCGACCTTGACCTTCTTCGCCTTGACCTTGCTGTTGGCAATCTGGCGCAACTGCGCCTCCGTGACCGGCACGCCGTACTTCTCAGCGGCGACCTTCTCGTCGCGCGTCGGACAGGTCCACTGCCAGCCGTCAACATCGTCATAGCCAGCGCTCGTCATATGGCCATAGCCAGCGGCGATCTTGGCAGGCGAATGCTTGCTCCACCACTTGAACCATCGGTCATGCCACGCGCTGACCTTCACGCCTGCTGGGTAGAACGCTGGTCCTGCCTGTACCCACACCATGAGTGCAGCGCCGTTCTTGGCGGCTGCGACTGCGTCCTCCCATGACTTCGCATATCGAGCCTTGCCACCTAGGTGCGCGATGACCTTGGCAGCCTCAGCGAGAGAGCCGCCGTTATCGGACTTGCCCTGCACATCCTTGCGACCAGTCACCTTCTTCATCGCCTCTACGCCTTGAGCCGCGCTGTAGTCGACCGTGTAGCCAGAAGCCCACGAGACGGCGGCGGCGCAGGATGACCAAGTGCAGTCATCTAGGATCTGCTTGCTGCCCTTTAGTTGCGCCTCTGCATCGCTGTAGAGCTGCGACTTGACCTTGTACTTCACGCGGCGTTCTCCTTCTTGATTATCACGGCAACTGCTCGACCGGCTGCGTCAAAGTCCAGCGCGGCACTGACAGGGAATCCCTCAGTGCAGCCCTCTGAGTAGTCGTTGCCATCTTCGCCCTGCTTCCAGAGCGTGCCGCCGAAGGCGCTGTTATCGGTGTTCAGGACAAGTGCCACCCACTCACCTGGCGCGGTATTGATCCGCGTCCAGCCTTGCTCGTGGATCTGCTCGATGTGGTCTGCTGCGCTCATTACTCCTCCATCCACCGAAGTGGTCCAGTCAGCAGCCAGATCAATGTGAGACCGCCGAAGAGTGCGGCCATCGTGGACTGCGTGTCGCCCTCTGGCAGAACGACCACAGCGAAGAGCAAGCCTAGGATCGTCCAGGCTCCACCGACGAGATCAACGATGATGCGCTTGATCACTTGGTCACCTTTCTCGCCGCAGCAGCAGCGCTTGATGCAGCAGCTACGGCAGCACTTGCCACCTGGCTGATCACGATAGCGACCGCAACCGGAGCAGCCTTCTCTTTCTCGGCAGGTGAGAGATCCTTGCCTAGGTTGGTAATCGCTTCGATCGCCTGCGTGACGGTCTCAGCGACAGCAGCAACAGCCTCACCAACTGCCGCAACCGTTTGCTCTGCAATGTTATCTGGTGACGGTGTCGGTTCAGGTGTTGGCTCCACGCTCGGCGCTACGGATGGTGAGTCAGTAGGTACAGGAGTGGGATCAGGAGTAGCGGACTCACTCGCACTAGGTTCTGGCGTAGGGTCAACCGTGGGCGACGGCTTGGGTGTGGGAGTCGGTGATGGGATCGGCGTTGGTGATGGCTCATACGAGACCTCCACGCTAGGAGACGGCGACGGCTCAACAGACGGCGACGGCTCAATGCTTGGCTCAGGAGATGGTGACGGCTCAGGCGATGGCTCTGGTGACGGTTCCACACTCGGCTCAACTGACGGCTCTTGGCTCGGTGTGGGCGATGGTGCGACATATGCCGGATCAGTCACGGTCAGCACCCCAGCGCCACAGCACGAGTCGGTGGCGAACATTCCCCAGCCGTAGACATCGCCTGCTTGCAGCTCGATCTGAATGCTGCCTTGCAGGAACTGCGTGCCGTCAAAGGGCGCGAGCCAAGTCTGCACGCCATTGAGGAGAAAGAAGGGTCGGTCAAAGTGCGCGCCGTCGGTGGTCTGGTACAGCCACAGCGCTGAGTAGATGGTCGCTTCCTCTGCGATGGCCGTGTAGGTCGCGGTATTGCCGCCACCACCATCGTTCGGACCAGTCAGCGTCCAGCCGCCCTCAACATCCGCAACCGAGCCTCCGCCGGTGGTGCTGAATGTCCAGACGCTCACGGCAAAGATCGGCGCGACCATAGAGCAGGTCAGCACCAAGCCCAGCAGTGGGAACGCGAGCCGCTTCACTTAGCGAGCAGCGATGCAACGAGCGGCACGAGTACGCTGAACAGCAGCGCACCAATGACGATCAGTCCTCCTTTGAGTTTGTCCACATCTGAGCGCACCTGATCCAACTTGGCGGAGTGTGAGTCCAGGCGCTCGATCAGTTGGTCAATCTGGCGTGGGGTCATCGTGACTCCAGCGCGGCAGTCAGCGCGAGCAGCGCGGCAGTTCGATCTGCGCCAGTGCCGATGACGAGTGGCTCGCCGTCAATCTTGTCGGATGCGTGGGCAGTCCACACGCCGTCAATCTGATCGAGCAGGGTGACCTGCCAGCCGTGTACGGCTGCTGCGGCAAGGGCGTTGTCAAGAGCCTGAAGCTCAGCGTCCATTACGCACCTACCCTTGCCACGCTGAGCACTGGATAGACACCAGTGACAGACACTGTGTTCAGCGCTCCGCCTGACTGCTGCAGCGCAAATGCTTCCACATAGTCGCCTGACACAAGATAGACATTGGTTGAAGCAATCAGCAGTGTTGTCGCTCCTGAAAGTGCTTGTACCTGCATAGTCGTACGGTCTACTCCGTTCACCTGGATCTGCGCGAAACGACGACCTGTTGCGTTTGTCGCAAAGCCAACACCAGCAATGATGTTGTAGAAGCCATCCTGCCCAATCTCGATCCTGTCGTTGGCGTTATCAAACCAGCCTTGCGGATCGTAGGAGTCAATAGTTGGCGTGCTGCTGGCCGTATTGAAGGTGATCTTAGTTCCAGCGTTGTTGGTGAGCGATTGCGTTGCTGTTGCAGTGACGCGCGCTACATACTCGGAGTTAGCGCCAATGATTTTCACTGACGGAGAGTCAAGGAACATCTCAAGGGCAGCATTTAGTGATGTGGATTCTCCAAGTGTCAACCGCCCTTGGTCGGTGGGAGCGCCTAAAACCATCTCGGCATTACCGCAAATAATGTAGCCAGGAGCGTTTGTCGGATTGTTTCTATCTGTGAAAAGAAGCTCAGGCAATCCATTGCCAAGTCGCACCTCAGTCAGATCAACCGTGCGCGCTGCTGACTGCGTCGCTACCGTTGCGATGGTGATGGTGATCTTCAGATACGCAGCGTCTGCTGGTGCGGTGGTATCGGTGAGGAGCGTTGGGTCCGTGTAAAAGTCTGGAGCCAGCAACCCTTCGGCGGTGATGAGGTCAGAGAATAAAACTGTTGCTGAACTGAACGCTGTTCCTGTTGCAGTAGTCTGGTCAGCCTTGTAGAACTCACAGGTGATCTTAGCGTTGGTTTGTGAGCTCAATGTGCCATTCTCGAAGGTTGCCTCCGCATAGAATGAGAACGAGCGAGAGGCAGAGGATGCGACAGGCACATAGCGCGTCAGCGTTGCGCTCTTGCCAGTCAGGGTGCCGCTTGCCACGGTGAAGCGCAGCACATTGCCAGAGCCAGCGCCAGCGTCCGCGACCACCGCGCAGGTGATCGCACCTGCGCTGTTGACATCCGTGAAAGTCCAGTACGGCAGAGGATTCTCTGCCGTGATCGTGTCGCCTGCTGCATCCGGCGGAATGGCAAAGTCGCCGTTCGCCACGCCAGCCTGAATCTCACGCAGCGCAGCTGGACCAAAGAGCAGCGCGGTCTCGCCGTCGCTCGATGTGCTGACGAGAGGCGCGCCCTTGTCGGCGTTGACGCCACCCTCAAACGCTCCGAAGCCTTCTAGGTTCGTGCCGTACTTACCCATCTCTACTCTCCTGCAATGAGGCCGCGCAGCCCCTTCAGATACTGACGGCGGAAGTCCGCCTGGATCTCATACTGGACTTGGTAGGTGCCGCCACCCTCAGCGAAGCGCATCGTCACAGTTGGGATGTAAAGAATAGCGGCAGAGAGGTCAAGCGCTGGAGCGGTGAGCTTCACATACTGCCCTGGCAGCCACGCCTTGACGAGCGTGTACGGCGTAGCAGCTGCGACTGGATACCCTTGGCTGTAGCCGTACTCCCAGTCTGGCGCAGAAGTCTGACTCAGGTCGCCACCAGCAACGGTGAACGAGACGCTGCGTACTGGTTTGCCGCGCGTCACCATCGTGGCACGAGCGAGACCGCCGATGGTTGCGCCACGATCCGCCTTGGCGACGATCTTCGGTGCGCTGAATACCTCGTGCGGCAGAGGACCGCTGCGGCTGGCAAGCCCAGCGCCGTTGCGGCTGTAGGTGCCTGTGTAGGTGCGGAAGTATGGGTCGTTGGTCGGAGCCGTGGGCCATGTCTGGTTATTGTCGTAGCGCGCATAGGCTGAGTCAGCCTGCACAAAGATCCCCTTGACGATGTCCGAGTGATCGAGATTGACAGTGAGATCGCGCGCCAGTAGGCGCGTTGCAGTGGTTGTACTGCCAACTTGCACGCTCGCAGGATCGGTGACGATCTCTGCCGGTGCCGTGGCATAGGTCGGAGCAACCTCCTTTGGTCCGTAGTTCAATCGCCCATCGGTATCAATCCAGTAGCGGTACTGAATGTCAGCGATGCCGCCTGCTGCTTCTGCCACCTGATCGAGCGCGCTCTGGAGCGTGGTTGCCTTGAAGGATTGCTTGCCAATCTTTTGAGCAGTTCCTGAATAGATCGCGCGAGTAGAGCCGCTGATCACTGCGGTGTTCAGGATCTCGCGAGTAGTCGCGTCGTTTACCTGCGTATGCACGCGAGCCAGCAATCCGTTGATGATGTCGCGGTCAGTAGACGACGAAGTACCTCCTGCCTCTCCAGATCCGAGCGTGAACGAGTCCACGAAAGAAGTGGCGCGGATGCCTGTCTTGCCATTGCGAATAATGGTCTTACCAAGCCAGCCGTCTGCGTCCTCAACGCTAACGGTTGCTCGCGAGCCAAGGCCGTTCTCCAGCATCCGCGCATCAATGCCGGTCACATAGCCAAGGAAGATTGGTGACGAGACGCTGTAGCGGCTGTCAAAGAACTGGACGCGCGCATTGTCGTGGACTGCGCCAGAGCGCCACCACGGTCCTGCCACTGGAGTCTTTGGCTCAATCACATCAAAGGTCATTGAGCCACCGTTGCCGTCGCCTGAGAGCGTGAGCGACAGGCTGCCAAGGTCGACATACGGCGTGGTCGTAGCACTTGGAGCTGGGAGATCAAGAAGGTTCGCGCCGCTGTCAACGCCAGCCACGATCAGGCTGAATGGGTTTGCCATTTAGCGACCGCGCTTGAAGGTGCCTGTTCGGTTGATCGAGTCGGTGACCACGGTGTCAACCTTGCCTGTGCCGATGTAGATGTTGTTGGTTGTTGCTCCGCCTCCCATCGGTGGAACAAAGGTTCCAGAGGCGACTGCGTTTGCAAGGTACGGCGAGTATCCGGCGGAGGTCGTACCTGCTGCACCCAGGTTTGCCTGCGCGGAGAAGAGGGTCCTGAGTCCAAAGACAATCGCATCAACGGTGATCTTCAGTGCCTCTAGAAAGATCTTGAGCGGCTGAAGTGCAACCACAAGCAGGTTGATGTCACCCTCCTCAAAGATTGCGAACAGCTCGCCGAAGGAACGCACTAGAGGTGCGACATAGTTAGTGATCAGATCGTCAAGCACTGGACCAACTGTGCGGACGATTGCTTCGAATGCTGGCAGAGCCTCTTTGGCGAGGAAGTCCATCACCTTGTTGACTGTTGGTAGCAGGCGGTAGCCAAGCTCTTCCATCGTCTCGTTGAATCGCACCTGAGATCGAGCGAACTTGCCGCTCGTTGAGTTAGCGATCTCTGCGGCGGTGCCGCCGTACTTTTCTGTCGCGGCCGTAAGGATCTCCTCTAAGGTGGCGTTCTTGGAGACCTGGATGCCGAGCGCCTTCAGACCTCTCGTCTGACCCTGAGTTGCCTTGCCGATGGTGGTCATAACTTCTGCAAGGTCAGTGCCTGTGACGGCAGCAATGTCTGCCGCGACAGCATTCGCCTTGAGCAGCATATTGCGGCTCGTGAAGAATCGTGACCCTACTTCGATACCAGCGCGCACCTGGTCATCAGTGATGCCCAGCGCACCCATAGCGATGATCTGCTCGTCAATCTGCTTTGTCAGACCTTCTGTGAGCAGTCCACGCTGCTTGAGTGCTGCGTTGAGCAGGATCGTCTGGCGCTCATCGTCAGCCGCAGACTTGACTGCGGTGAATGCAAGCCCAGCCAGTGCGGCTCCGGCAACAGCAGCGCCAGCCGCAATGCCCTTGAATGCGCTGAAGCCGACGCGGCGCAGCTTGCCCATTGATGTGCCGATCTTGCCAAGCGGACCTGAGGCGGAGTCCTTCGCCTTGACGACGAAGTTAGCGGTCTGGTTTCCAGCCATCAACGTTGGTTACCTCTCTTGAACTTCAGGATGGTGTTGCGGAATGGCTCGTCGTTGAAGAACGCGGCCACCGTCTTACTGTATGACTCTACCGCTCGGTCAATGTTTGATCGCTTCTTTACCACTTCATCAATGAACGGTCGCTTCTGGACTGGCTTCACCGCGAAGGTGCCGTTGACTGTGGTGCGTCGGTTGCCGGTACCACCGACTACCAGCCAGCCGTAGAACACACCCTTGCGCCCACCCTTGATACCGACCACAGCGGCAGGGTTGTTGAATCGCGCCTTGCGCGCGAGCACCTTCTTCCGAAGGTTGCCGGTTGCGCCCTTGGGCGCTTTGTCGCGCATTGGCTTCTGGAGTGTGCGCGCGGCATTCAGTGTGGCGAACGATGCAAGGCGCTTGAACGCCGATGGGTTGGAACCCTTGAGGAAGCCAAGCCGCAGCTGATCAAAGTTCCTATCGAACTGACCGTCTACGACAATCGCGGCTCGCATCACTTCCCTTTCGGCTGCATCTCTGCGTGAATCATCCACGCAAGTAGCACCTGATCTATCGGCAGGCTCGCTACCTCATCTGGCCACATCCCAAACTTTTCGCCTAAGAGGTGGAAGATGATCTCCGGCGGAGGCGAGATAGATTGTCCAATCGCCATCCGCCTGGCGGCGAGCCTTACTTGGGGTCCGGCTGGTTCGCCTTACCCCACGCCTCAAGCGTCTGCGAGAGTGCGTCTACTGGTGCGTCCAACACATCCTGACAAGGCTTGCCATCAAGCCCCTTGAAGTTATGCGTGACTACCAGCTTGGCAAACGCTGCGAGCGCTCGTGACGCTTCGCCTGACTCCAAGTCGAGCAGGATGCGCGC